CGCGCCGCCGATGCCGAGCGCGCCCAGCCCCTGCCGCACCGCCGCCGCGGCGATCTGCGCGAGGATGGAGAGCGCCACCTTGCCCATGTCCTCGAACCCCAGCCTGCCGGTGCGCGCCGCGCGCAGCAGCCCGGCCTCGATCGCCCGGCCCGCCTTGTCGGCCCCGGCGACCAGCGGCCCCTCCAGCGCCTGCCGCATCTCGGCAATGTCCTGCGTGAACCGCGCCACGTCCGCCCGCACCGCCACGGTGCGCTCGTCATCATCCTCATCCATCGGGGTGCATCTCCTTGAGCCGCGCGATCAGCGCCCGGTCGACCGCCGGGGCCTCCACGCCCATCGCCTCGCCGAGCGGCGCCAGCGCGCTCGCCAGTTCCTCGGGCGTCGCCGCCCAGAAATCCTCCGGCCGCCAGCCGAGCAGCAGCCCGGTCTGCCCTGCGAGCCGCCGCGCGCCATCGGCAAAACGCGCCGCAAAGCCGCTCATTGCCCGCCCAGCAGGATCTGCCGCAGGATCGTCCGCACCGCCGGCATCGCCGCGCCGACGCCCTGCGCCACCAGCGCCTCGCCGATCCGGCCTCGCGCCAGCCCCTCCGGCGGTTCGGCCAGGCAGTGCCAGAGCAGCGCCTCCATCTCGGCCAGCGTCAGCCGCCCCTGCGCCGCCCGCTCGGCGAGCGCCAGCAGCGGCCCCACCTCGCCCTCGGCCGCGACCAGCGCCGCGAAGCTCGGCCGCACGCGCAGGGCGCGGCCCGCCACCGTGAACGCGGCTTCCCCCCGCGCGGGATTGGCCGCCCCGCTCATAGCGCGCTCACCGCGCCGGAGCTTTCGAGGCTGAGCGTATAGGTCCGCTCGCCATTATAGTCCCCGGCATAGTCGAGCCGCGTCACCAGGAATTTCCCGCGCAGTCGCTCGCCGCTCTCGAAGCTCAGCTCATACTCGTCGATCGCGCCGGCGAGCGCATGGTCGCGCAGCCGCACCTCGGCCGCCGATCCGGTGAAGATCCCCGCGCCGGAGACGCTCACCGAGCGCACCCCCGCGCCCGGCAGCAACTGCCGCCAGCCGCCCGAATCCTTGCTGGTCACGTTGACCGGCTCGCCGTTCACCGAGACCTGCGTCGTGCGCATCCCGGCGACGGTCGCATAGGCCACCGGCGCGCCGCCGTCGCCGATCTTGAGCAGGAATGCGCTGCCCTTCTCCACTGCCATGAGTCGTCCTTTCGCAATTCAGAGGAAGAAATCTCGCCGCGCGTCAGGCCAGCCGGGCCGCGCGCACCGCATAATTGAGCGTCACCCGCCAGCCGGTCCGCCCGTGCACGAGCCGCGCCTGCTCCAGCCGCAGGCTGGTGATCCGCCAGCCGCCGACATCGCTCGCCATGCCGGCCAGCACCGCCTCGACCCGCGCCACCACCGCCTCCGCCCGCGCGCCATCGTCGCCGCGCAGGATGAGGCGGATCGGCTGGCGCAGCGCGATGCCGTCCACGCCGCGCGCGCCCCAGCCGGCCGCCGCGCTGTCGTCCAGGTGCAGCCACGGCGCGCTCGCCTTGAGCGGCGCCCCGTCGCTCACCTGCTGGACCAGCGCCGCCAGCCCGGCATCGCCGCTCAGCGCCGCGTGAATGGCGCCGCGCACAACCACCGCGCCGCTCATGATAGCCGCACCCGCCGCCAGGGCCGCCACAGCGCCGTCACAGACGCCGGCGGATCGGCCTCCAGCCCCTCGCGCCGCGCATGATACTCACCGGCCAGCCGCACGATGCCATGGCGGATCGCCTCGGGCACGGCCTCGGCATCGCCCGCCAGCCCGGCGGTGTAGCCGATCCGCACCCGCCCCGCCGCGCCCGGATCGAGCACGCGCACCTGCCCCGTCCCGCCGCCGTCGATATCCACCGCATAGCTCGCCACCGGCAGCGCGAACGCCGCGCCCTCCGCCGGCAGGCCCTCCACGGCGGTGATCGCGCTCACCGGCCGGATCGCGAGGCGCTGCCAGTCGCGCCGCGCGCCGAGCACCTCGCGCACCGTCCGCGCGATCAGCAATTGCCCGAGATAGCGCTCGGCCGCCTCGCTCGCCGCGAGGAGCAGGCCGGTCAGCGCCGCATCCTCCTCGTCCAGCCTGATGGCGAGATACGCCTTGAGCGCCGCCAACGGCGCCGCCGGCACCGGCGCCGGCTCTATGGTCACGGTCATGCGGAAACTCCTTCATGGAAAAAGAAAAGCGCCATGCCGGCGGGGAGCATCCGGCATGGCGCGGACCGCAACGACGCCACGCGTCATCGCCGCCCAAATGCCGCCCCGATCCGGCGCCACGCGCCGCTCGTGTCGAGCGAAGTCGAGACACGCCGCGCACCACGCGTTGCGCGTGGTCTTGCCCGACCGGAGCGGGAGGTCGCCGCCGCCCTCAGGAGGCAGCGAACTTCATCAGCTTGCCATCCCCTCGCTTACGAGGCCGCGAACTTCATCAGCTTGATCGCCTCGCTGTTCGTCACCGCACCGCCGATCCGCTTGACGGCGTAGAACTGCACGAACGGCTTGTTGGTGAACGGATCGCGCAGGATGCTCGTCTCGCTCCGCTCGGCGATCACATAGCCGTGCTGGAAGTTGCCGAAGGCGATGGAGAGGCTGTCCGCCGCGATGTCCGGCATGTCCTCGGCCTCGATCACCGGATAGCCGAGCAGCGTCGCCGGCTGCCCGGCGGCAAGGCCCGGCTGCCACAGGAAGGCGCCGTCGCTGGTCTTGAACTTGCGGATGCGTGCCAGCGTGGCCGAGTTCATCACGAACGCCGCGCCCTGCCGGTAGGGCGCCTTGAGCGCCTGCACGAGGTCGATGAGCTTGTCCTGCGGGTTGGTCGCCGGGAAGCCGCCCGCCTGCCCGGAGGCGACATATTGCAGCGTGCCGAACGCGCGCACGCCGTCCGCCTCGCCGGTCGCCGCATATTTGAGGAACCCCTTGGGCTTGTTGGTCCCGTCGCCATTGACGAACGCCGCGCCCTCGGCCCGCGCGAACTCCTGCGCGATCTCGCCGGCCAGCCAGCCCTCCACGTCGAACAGCGCATCGTCCAGCATCGCCTGCGTGGCCGAGGGGTTGGCATACAGCTCCCCGCTCGGCGGCGCGATCTCCTGGAAGGTCGGCGTGGCGGTCTCGCCCCGCGCGCCCGTCTCGGAGGCCCAGCCGGACACCGCGCCGCCGGTCGTCACCAGCTTGCGGTAGCCGGCGCTGCCGGTCCGCACGACATTGGCGACGGCACGGATCGGCGAGATGGCCTTCAGCGCCGTCTCGATCATCTCGTCGATCTCGCGCGGCACCGCATAGCCGCCCGTCGCGCCGCTGGCGCCCGAGAAGCTCTTCAGCTCCACGCCCGCCTCGATGCCGCGCCGCAGATAGCGCTCGGTAAAGGCCGCCCGCGCCGGGTCGACCGCGCTGCCCTTGGCCCCGTCGAGCGGCGGCCGCCCGCCCCGCGCCGCCTGCGCCTCCATCGCCGCGTCGAGCGCGTCCATCCGCGCCTCCAGCCCCGTCACCCGCTCGGCCTGCAAGATCGCATCGAAGCTCTCCTCCAGGGCATTGGCTTTCACTTCCAGCATAGCTCACGTCTCCTTCGGTCAAAAAAAAAGGGGACCGAAACCGGTCCCCGAACACACCTGATTTTCCGTGTCCCTTACGCCACCGCATGCACCCTTGCGAGCGGCTGCATCGGGTGCGTCACCAGGCTCACCTCCACCAGATCGAGCGCATCCAGCCGGCGCGGCTTGTCCCCTTCCGCCGCCACCACGCGGTAGCCGAAGGAGAGGCCGTCGATCCGCCCCGCGCGCAGCATCGCCGCCGCCTGCCGCGCCGCCGCGCTGGCGCCCTCGACCGTGCCGATCACCCGCAGCCCGCGGCCGTCCTCGCTGGCCAGCGCGATGCGGCCGATCGGCTGGTCGGCGCGGTGCTGCCAGAGCAGCGGCAGGCCCTCGCCGCCCCGCCGCGCGAGGCTCGCCGCGAAGGCGCCGGGCGCGATCACGTCGCCGCCCCGGTCCACCTTGTCGAAGATCGCCGCATAGCCGGCGAAGCGCACCGGGGCGCCATCCTCCGCCGCCCCGCTCACGCGCACTGCCCGTCCAGCCCCAGCATCGCGCGCTTCTCCGCGTCGGAGAGGAAGTCCGCGCCCGCCACCCGGTCCCAGAGCTGCGCGCGGTCCTCGATCAGCACCGGCACCTGATTGAGGTCCACGCGCAGCCGCAGCCCCGGCATGAACGGCCGCAGCCCCTGCGCCAGCCCGCCCAGTATCTTGTCGGCGAGCGGCAGCACGCTCTGCCGCCACAGCGCCTTGTTGGCCTCGCGATAATTGGCGTAGGTGCTGTCGCCCGGCAGCCCGACGAGCACCGGCGGCACGCCGAAGGCGAGCGCGATGTCGCGCGCCGCCGCCGCCTTCAGCTCCACGAAGTCCATGTCGTGCGGCGAGAGGCTCATCGACTGCCAGCGCAGCCCGCCCTCCAGCAGCATCGGCCGCCCGGCATTGTCGCTGCCCTGGAAGGCCGCCGCCAGCTCCTCCTTCAGCCGGTCGAACTGGTCGGAGGAGAGTACGCCGCCGTCCTTCGGCTCATAGACCATCGCGCCGGAGGGGCGCGCCGCATTGTCGAGCAGCGCGTTGTTCCACCGTGTCGCATTGTTGTGGATGGCGACCGCGCCCGCCGCCGCGCCCAGGCAGCCGAGGCCGTAATGGTCGTCCATCGGGTTGAGCGCGCGGATAT